CATAGAGATAGAGAGCAAAACAGGCCAAGAAGAGTGCGAATAGAACGTAGCCTGCAAATGGCAGAAGAATTAAAAGGCAGAACAATATGGCAGAGTTATCATGCAGACCATAGAGGCAGATTATATACAGGCAACAAGTATGTAACTACACAAGGCCCAGATACGGAAAAAGCATTATTAAACTTTAATTCCAGGACTCCTGTAGATAATACTGCTATTGAATGGCTAATGAAAGCAGCAGCAGGGCATTATGGTTTGTCTAAGAAAACATGGAAGGAAAGATTGTCCTGGAGCAAAAAGAATTTAGATAAAATCCAAGCAACAGCAGCAGATCCATTAAAAAATATAGATTTATGGCGCAGTGCAGATGATCCCTGGCAGTTTTTACAGTTATGTAAGGGTATATCGGACGCTATAAAGTTTGGCAAGACAGATGTTCCTGTAAGATTTGATCAAACAACGTCAGGGTGCGGCATATTGTCAGCACTTGTAAGAGATAAAAAAGTTGGCAGGCTGTGTAATTTGTATGGCAATGAGCCTGCCGACCTATATACAAAAGTTGCAGAGCAAGTTACAGCCAGGTTGACGCATGATTTGCAGCTTGGTGACGAAAAAGAAAAAGCATTAGCAGAGCTATGGCTTGGTAGAGGCATAGATAGAAAGCTTACAAAAGGTCCAATACTTGCAAGTCCTTATGGCGGTTCGTTTATGAGCCTATGCGATTCATTAGTAGAGGCATTAGACGATCACCTAAACTATGTACCCCTGGACGAATTTGCATTAAGAGTTGCAATGCCATCTAAATACCTGGCTAAACATATATGGGCAGAGTTAAAACAAGAGATAAGTACATGTATGGCTGTTAAAAAATGGTTAATGAAAGTATGTAGGATTGTTTTGTCAAAAAACATACCACTTACCTGGACAGCTCCATCAGGCTGGCCTATGCGTGTAGCAGACAGGCAGCCAACAACCAGGACAATAAGAACATTTTTGTTTGGTAAAAGATTAAACGTAAACTTACAAGACCAGCCAATTACAGCATCATTATCAGCAACCCAAGCAAACAAAAGCATTGGTGCAAACTTTGCCCATAGTTTTGATAGTGCATTTTTAGTATCGCTATTAAATACATGCGAAGAACAAGCAGTACCAGTATTAGTAAACCACGATTGCTTTGCAACTAACGCATTAAATGCTGGCGAGCTGCATGAAACATTACATAAAACAATGAATAATATGTACAAAAAAGATTTATTAAAACAGGTGTGGATTGAGATGTGCTGCAATTCTGGTATTAATTTACCAGAACCGCCCTGGATTAATACACTAGATGCAAACGAGATAGGTACAAACCCATATCTTTTTTCTTGATTCCTAAATATAGCGTTTAGTAAACATTTGCATATATATTGGACTCCGCATATAGTATGTAAGCGATAGCGTTTTATTCTTATGAATACATTATTACAGACACCATTAGTTGAAGTGCAATGGTGCAAGCTCCTGGGCGAACCAGAGGCAAATAGATTTGAGCCAAACAAACCACCTGTATGGAGTGTAGAGGCTGTATTTGATCCTAATAACAAGCAACATCAGGAATGGTTGTTAAAACAGGAAGATGAATTTAGCAAACAGCATGGCATAAATGCAAAAATCTCTGCAAATTCATTACCAAGCAAAGAAAGTGATGACGGTAAATCTACTTTATGGACATTTAAATTAAAAAGATTTACAAGAAAGCGTGATGGTGGATTTACTTCAGGCCCATTAGTTGTAGATAGCCACAATAATTTATGGAATCACGATTTTCTTATAGGCAATGGTTCAAAAATGATAATTGCTTACGAACTATATCCCTGGAAAGGTCCAACAGGTGTAGGTTTAGCTTATCAACCACGACAAGCACAAGTTGTTTCACACGTTGCTTACGAAAGATCAGCCGATCCTGTATTTGACAAAGTGCAAGGTGGCTACGTTAATGAAGAAGCAGAAGAAAACAGCTCAGTATTTAATGAAATACGTTGACTTTGATTTACACATCAGACCACGATCTAAAGCCAGGCCCAGGTCTTTTATGGGCCAAGCCAGGCCATATATGGACAAAGCATATATGCAATGGAAAAAGGATGTATGGTCTATGGCATCAGAATATTGGACAGAAGAGCCAATAGATTACTGCCATAAATTTGAAGTTGTTTTTTATACTGCTGCTAGGGGTGACATTGATAATCTACTTGGTGGATTATTTGATGCTCTGACTAGCACTAAAGATACAGAACGACTTTTTATAGATGATAACGTCAAAGTTATTAGTGAAGTTCATTGCTATTGGAAACATGAGCCGAAAGTCGATAAGGCCCATGTCTGGTTTAGAGTCTATTATTAAATTAAAAAATGAATTGCCCACATTGCGACTACAATAGGACGGAAATTTACCGTACAGATACCAGGACAGAGGGCAACACGCCTTATGTGATACGAAGAAGGGTTTGCGATAATTGTAAAACTAAATTTACTACTTACGAATGTGCAGACGTAAAAACTCTTGCCCAAAAAATTACAAAAACAGCAACACTTATGAAAGCTTTATCGCAAATGAAAGATGCAATGGGGGTAGATGGGTGAATCCAAATTTATTCGTCATGAGCCTTGCGAGTGTGGGAGTAGCGATGGTCGTGCGGTCTATACAGACCACAAATTCTGTTTTGCGTGTAACACGCTTTTCAAAGAAGAAACCAAGCCCACCCGACAGACGTATATTCCTCCAGTAAGAGTGCCAGTATTTAAAACCTGGGATGACGATACTTACAGGGGAATACCAAAGAAAGTATTAGAACAGTACGGCATTATCAAAACTGATAGTGGCGTTGTTTTTCAATATCGAGACAAAACAGGTAAACCAATAGCCCAAAAAATCAGGGTGTTAACTAATGAACAAAAATGACAAAATCAGTTGGACAGGAAAACCGAAAGAAGTCGCAGGGTTTGGTTCACATCTCGCAAATCCTAAACACCATGATGGAATCGCTATTTGCGAAGGAGAATTTGATGCCCCCTCAATCACCTACGCAACAAACGCACAATCAGCAGCTAATTTTGTAAAAAAACATTTGGATTACTTTAATCCTTTTAAAACTATTTACATTGCTACCGATATGGACGAACCAGGAGAAGAAGCAGCCAATGCGATAGTGGAGCTGTTTCAGCCTGGACAGGTAAGGCGTGTTGTCTTTCCGTTAAAAGATGCAAACGACACGTTAGTTGAACTTGGCAGCATGGCTGTTAAGGAAGCTATTTTTGCTGCAAAAGAATTACGTCCAGATGGAATTAAATCTGCAAGCGCATATTCTGGCATAACAGTTAAACCGCCAAACAGAACAGCGACTAACTGTGGTTTTGCCACCTGGAATCGCATGACTCCCTTTTACGATAACCAGCTAATAGTTCTTATAGCAGGGTCAGGAATAGGTAAGACAACATTTGCCAGGGCATTAGCTTTGCATGACATGGAGATGGGTATAAAATGCGGGTGGATCGGGTTAGAAGAAACAGCAGAAGAAGCAATATTTAGATTTGTAGGTATGGCTGCTGGCTTACAACTACATGCCAGGCAAAACTATGCAGGCTTTACAGATCAGCAATTACAGGACATTGCAAGTGCTGACAAGTTTGTGACTAATGGCGGTATGCTAGAGCTGTTTGATCATTTTGGTTCGCTTGATGAAAATATTATTCTGCAAAGAATGAACTACATGGTTAGATCGCTTGGTTGCAAACATATATATTTAGACCATTTAACAATTATTGGTTCTGGACTAGCGTTAGATACCAGGCATCTAGATAGTTTAATTACAAAAATTCGAAGTTTTATTGCTGCAACTAAATGTACTGTATTTGCAATATCGCACTTGAATAGATCATCAAGCCAGGTAAAAAATATGGAAGATGGAGGCATACCTGAATTACATGACATAAGAGGGTCACATTCTGTAGTCCAACTTGCTGACACTATATGGGCCTTAGGTAGATCCAGGGGAACAAATCTCACCCATAGTTACTGTCTAAAAAATCGAATGTTAGGCAGATGCGGTTATGCTGGCTCGTTTGAGTTTCACGAAGAAAACCAATTACTTGAACAAAAATGGATTGAACAATGAAAAAAGCTTACATTGACGTAGAAATTTTTACTTATCGTCATGCTTGTAACAATGAGTATGAGTATGAATTAAAAGACGGCATTTGGTCGTATTATTGTCAGATTGAAGACGCAAAATTTGGAGTTGATGCAGAAATACAAAGGCTTGCCAAAATCTTACCTGACTACGAAATGGTCATGGCCCTGGGTTCAAGCACGAATTTCCGCTATAGTATCTCGCCCACCTACAAATCAAACCGTAGGAAGTATAGACGGCCTGCTGGGTATGCCAAGCTACGAGAATGGTTATCTGAAACGTGGCCCATCGTCAGATATAAAAATTTAGAAGCAGATGACGCTATAGGTATATCTGTAAAAAAGGATGACGTTATTGTAAGCGGTGACAAAGACCTTAAAACAATACCAGGACTACATTTACTTAATGAAGAAATTGTAGAAATTACAGAACGCCAGGCTGATATGCACTTTTACAAACAGATATTGGTAGGAGATAGGGCTGATAACTTTTTTGGCTGTCCAGGTATAGGTGACAGTAATAAATTATTTAGAACGGAAGAATGGTTAAATGCAGGCAGCACATTAGATTTATGGAATATTGTTAGCAGAGAATATAACAAGGCAGAGCAAAAAGATCCAGGTAATGTACCTGATCCCTGGAAAACTGCAAAAT